GGTGATTCCTCACTAACTGTTGCCTTTTCACTTTGGACTAATTTTGTCCAAAACTTTTCAAAGAACTCCAGCTGCTTACTGTTGTCGTAAACCATTTGCCCCTTTACTTTTACCTTTTCTAACTCAGGTAATTCGCCGGGATTGTCCTTTGACCATTTCCATTTCAGCGCTTTGCCGTTTTGATTTACGAAGATGGTGGTTTGCGGTTTGCCATTTTCCCCAATCTTACTCGATGCAATCAGCTTCACAGCCTGACTGATATCGGCATTCGCAATGCTGTTAGTAAGCCCTCGGTAATAGCCTGAGTCAGTGCGAACCTGTACAAGATACTTTTGCCCCTCATCTTCTAAAACTACTTTCAGCTTGCGGAATTTAGTACCATTGTACTCATCATCCTGAAACTCGATGGATGTAATTTTACCATCTACAGCATCAAATAACTCGATGTCGCCATTGGCGCTTTTGCGGGCAAATTTGCCCTCTTTCAAATTTAGGTAGGTAATCCCTCCCGATGTATTGGATAAGCCCATAATAAATGCCTGTGACCAGAGCAGGCGTGGTTTTAAAGTTTAATAGCTTCCTTAAATTTTTTATTTATATCTTCTGCGCTTTGTTCACACATCTGCTTTATCTTTTCAATCAACTCGGCATCTGTATCAAATGGGCTTCGATATTTTATTTCTATTAATATACATTTGAACAATCCCTCAGCGTGGCCAATAACCTTAGCCATTTCAATAGCTTCATTTTTCATTTTGGTATTTGTTTAAAATTCCATTAATAACATCCTCACTTTGCGATATCTTTTTTATCTCAGCATTTTGCCATGTGTCATATAGGCTTTCATCCCACTTTATAGCGGAATTAAACTCAGGGTAATCCTGCCCCTCATCATACCCACGATATCCCATATATTCATAGGAGCCTATGCCGCTATTCTCCATATAGCAATCCGCCGTGTATTCTATTTCTAATTCCTGCCCTAACACAATGGCATAGTATTTTATTGTGCATTCCATTTGTGGCTAATTTGATAAGTTAATGATTTAGGTTTGCTCGTTGTATTTTCAGCAGCCCACAGATTAAGAGTGGCGTTGAATAATTGTAATTCCTTATTCGTATCGTCTTTTGTTATAAGCTGCCAACCGATACCCTGCACATCTCCTTTCTTACCCTCTGTTCGGGTTTTGGCATTAAGCCAAAGGATAGCTACTTTATTGACCCTTATGCCTGCTTTATTCATTAGCAAAGAACGATAAGCGGCAAGCTGCAGCCAATACGATGGATAAATAGCGTTTGAGGTTTTAATATCCAGTAATATCTTTTCTCCATCCATGTCAATAATCCTATCAATCGTACCCGCATATCCTAACTCCTTGCTGATAATATTCATCTCGATTGAATCGGTTACAAATTGAAACCTGTTGCGGAAATTAACATAGCGCTCGAACATTGCCCATTCGTTGAGCTTGTACTCGATTTGCCCCTGTGGGTTAATTAAACTAACCTCATAACCCGCATCATAAAACTCAGTAAGCTTGTGAACGACCGAACCCCTGCGCCCGGCTTCATCTCTAATCTCATCGGCATCTTTGCCGTTCTCTTTTAGCCAGTTGTAATAGGCTGCGCCCTTTGGGTAGCATTCGAGAATTGTAGTTACGGATGGAACGAATCCGCCGTCCTCTGTAGAATAAAAACGGCTGTCGAGGAAAGTCAGTTGTTTGTTGTTGATTTGATACATATGCTTAACGTTTAATTTATACGAAATTAAAAAGAATATTTTTAATAACCAAATATTTTTTTATCTTTGTAAAAAATAAATATTATGGAAAAAAAGAAACCACGCGGGCGGCAGCCCCTTCCGGAAGGAGAAAAGAAACTAAAAGTTTTATTCTTTATTAAAGAAAAAAATCATGTTAAATTTATTAAGGAGATATCTCCAATCGTTAAAAAATACTCATTATGAAATTTATTACAGTTAATACATTAGAAGCACATTTAAAAGATGATCTTGATATAGTATATATAAACATTGATCATATTGTTACAATTACTGACCATTGGATAGAAAACGAAGAATTAGACATATTAAATTGTCATGCTAAAATTCTTTTATCTAACGGATCTGAAATTATTTGTGAAGAAAGTATAGAGCGATTAGAAAAAGAATTTAAAGAACTTTTCAAACAATATTAATATGAATATTTACGAATACCTTGAGCAAGGGGAAATTATCGACAAAGCATCCTACATAGCAGCGCAGGAGCTTATCGGTGTGGGGCATCATGTTATACCACTTGACAAAGGAGAAAAACGCCCCACCTCCAATATCAAAAAGATAAATGATATTATAAAGCATCCCATCAATCTGCAAAATGTAGAGTACTATTTTGGCAGGGATTGCGATATAGGTATCATGCTGCAGCGTGGAATGGAGGTTATCGATATAGATGAAAAGAACTGCAAAGGAATAACTAAAAAGATTCTTAACACAATCGAACAGGGGTGGCCTGAACTTTACGAAAAATTGGTAATATGTACAACCCCCACAGGCGGAGCGCATATAGAATACTTTGCAGAAAAGGTAGGCGGCGACCCTGTGCTTGCACGTGTAGAAGCCTCACCACACCCGGTTACAGTTATCGAGCGGATTGATGAAACTAATAAGCAATACATTAAGACCGCCCCATCCGCTGGCTATTTTTATATACAAGGCAATCCATGCGAACTGCCAAAACTTGACATGGAAGAACGTGGCTGGCTTATGTCGGTAATGAAATCGTACGATCAAACCCCTGTATATGAAGTAAAGAAAAAGGATATCTCACGTGAAGATAGCCCGTGGAAAGTATTTAATTCTCAAAAGAATTGGCGCTATATTTTAGAAGAGTTGACTGAAAGGAATTGGAAGGTAGTAATGGAGCTAAATGATAGAGTAGTTATAAAGCGGCCTGATTCCACCTCCCGCCACTCAGGAAGCATCTTTAAAGATAGCAATGTTCTTTACCTATTCTCTACAGGTAGCGAACTTGAATCGGGTAAAGGATACACATCATTCGGTATTTACGCTCACTTTTATCATGATGGCAATATCCATAATGCATCAAAGCAATTAGCTTCCGAGGGTATAGGTGTTAATATAACTGATGAAGGTCAGTTCTGGAAAAAAGAACATAAGCGGATAAAAATAAAGTACACTGAACTTGCGGCATGGCTTGAGTCAATCGGTTACTATTTTTATGATAACCAATTGGTACAAGTTATCCACAATAAAGTCCGCATTGCAGAAATACCCGATCTTATTAAAGCATTCCTAAATGAAGTGGAGCCTGATATTTTAGATGATATGATTGAAAAGGTGCCTGTAATATTTAAGGAAAGCGGCGGTTTAATGCAGGGATTATTGACAAACCTAACCCGAGAATTTGTAAGAGATACCAAAAATGAAACGTGGTTTTTCTTTACCAATTGCGCCGTAAAGGTTACTAATGAATCATGTGAGCCCATACTTTATAATGAAATAAACGGATTAGTATGGGAAGAAAATATAATAAAAAGGCGCTACGAACCTACGGAATATAAAGGATGCGATGCTGATAGGTTTATAAATATTTTAGGCGGTAATGATGTCGAGCAACTTAATCAAATAATAGGCTATAACCTAAGCCGCTACAAAGATCCGCTTATCTCAAAGTCCACAGTAATAATGGAAGACGTATCCGCTGAATCAGAGGGGGAAAGTCAGGGGCGCTCCGGTAAGGGTGTACTGGTTAAATTCATAAAAGAGTTTAGAAAGACAAGCTACATAAACGGAAAGACTATGAACTTTAGCGATACTTTTTTATGGCAGTCAGTTCAAATGGATACTAACCTAATATTTATTGATGATGTGGAAAAGTCTTTTCGCTTCACAAAGCTATTCAGTCAAATAACTGAAGGCATTGAAATAAACGCAAAGAATAAGGCAAAGATTATTATACCCTATGAAACCTCACCAAAGATTATTATAACCTCAAATTACGCTGTTGGTGAGATGGATGAAAGTACATACGATAGGAAGTTTGAATTTCCTGTTGTTAAGCATTTTACATCCAATTACAAGCCTATAGATGAATTTAAAAGGGCGTTCTTTATTGACTGGGATGTGGCAGAATGGTCGAGGTTTGACAACTTTATGATATCATGCGCTCAAAAGTATTTGATGCTGGCAGACCGTGGAAAAATTACGGTGAGGACTTCAAATTCAATAGATAGAAATCTTATTAATGATACCGATAAAGCCTTTGTCGAATGGATGGATGACCAATTGCAGAATAACTTTTTTAAGTTTGCACCCGATGTACTTAAAAACGATCGGGTAATTATTGGCGGTAAATTAGTAACAAACGCAATAAACGTAAAGCAGTACAAAGAATTTGCACATAATCCTGATTATTACATTGTAGAATCAAAACAAAGGGTTCTTGAGTTTATCCATAAGGAGTGCAATAATAACAAAATAAGTCAAACGATGCTTACAAAATGGATTAAAAAATGGGCGCAGGTTAGGGATGTGGAAGTTGATTTGAGTTACAAAAAAAGCAATGATTCAGGACGTTTTTATAGGTTTATTTCGTGGCCTGATCAAAAGCAAACGCTCAAAGATGATACCCAAAATTACACGGAAGATTATTTTTAAAATGTCGGAAGTAGGAAAAATAGGGCAAAATTTGAATACTGGTAAAATAGTCATTTCCGATATTCCTATTTTTAAAACTATGCTAAAAAAAATAGTTGGAATATCAAAGGCATTGATAATCAATGGTGTTATATCTTATTTCCTATTTTCCTACTTTATTTTACTTATAAAAATAAATAAATAAAAATATATATAATAATAGGGGTATATGTATATATATAATAAGTAGGCAAAAAAATGATGGAAAATGGGAAATAAGTCAAAAAATAAGTAAAAGTACTTACTTTATGGAAAAACAATGCAGAACTTGCGTTTTTTGGATAATGGCAGCGGAAAGGACAAAAAGCCTTATTGATGGGGTGCATTACAGAACTAACCTTGGCTACTGCATGAATCCTGTTGTAAGGGATCAAATATTTCATGTTAGGAAAGGTGAAGAACAAATACTATTTTTAAACCATAAAAACATTGAGTTCGATGAATCCTTCGGGTGCATACATCAAAAATCAAATATTAACGGATCTGTTCAAGAGCCGTGAACTTTGCGAAATGCTGGGCAAGTTCGATGCCGGGGCAGGTAATGAAGATTTGAAGTCTGAACTTTTTTTTGTACTTTGCAATCAGTCTGAAAGTAAAATCATAGAACTGAATGCTAATAAGCAGATGATGTTCTTCGCCACAGGTATCATTCAAAAAATGGTATTCCAGAAAGGGAAATTTTATAGAACCTATAGAAAAACCAATATAGAACTAAATAATAATATCGAAGTAGAATCAGAGGAGTATAATAGGGATAAAGATATTATGTTAAATAGAGTGCAGGAAAGTTACGAGAATGACTTGCACTGGGTAGAGCGGTCAATGGTATCTTTGTATTTGGATAAGGGGTCAATGACAAAGATTAGTGAAGATGTGAAGATGCCTTTTAAGCAGGTGCAAAAAATAATGAAATCAGCACGAACGAAAGTGGATAATGCAATAAACGGAAAGATGATTGGCAATTACGTTGTGGCGAATATGGATATCATTTTCGACATAAGCGAAACGGTATGCCCAGATAATATCAATGAGATTTTAGAAGCAGCGTGGGAGTATATAAGCTACAGGATTAAAGGAACTAAAATACCCTCAAGTGAAAACTATATCAAAGAAATCAAACCAATTAAACTAAAACGGATTATATGATTTTAATTATTCCGATAACGGCTGCTTTATTTGCTTTTCACTTTATCGATGTGCTTCGCATTCCAGAGCGTTGGCGTGTGCTATATCGCAAACCTTTTAACTGCAATCTTTGCTTATCTTTTTGGGTGGCGTTACTTTTATGGCTTGTGCCTCCTATCTTTGTCAAAGTATTATTCACAGGCTTTGCCGCTTCAATCTTATCAGTATGGGGAATAAAGAAATCATAATCCATCCTACGGCTATTATCTACGATAACGTGATTATTGAGGATGGCGTTTATATTGGTGCTTATTGTGTGATAGGTGCTGAACCTGAATGGAAAGGAAAGGAAGGCGAAGGCAAAGGAGTTATAATAAGAGCAGGAACAAGGCTTACAGGATTTGTTACAATAGATAGTGGGGCTGAAGGTGTTACATACATCGGAGAGAATTGTTACATCATGAAGCATACGTACATTGCGCATGATGTTACTTTAAAAGATAACGTAACCATATCGGCAGGCGTTAGTATTGGTGGATTGTGTACAATAGGACAAAATACCAATATCGGAATGAATGCGTCTATTCATCAAAAGGTAAAGATACCTGAAGGTTGCATGATAGGTATGGGCGCTGTGGTTACAAAAAAGACTGAATTAAAAGAGAATTGTAAATATGCGGGTGTACCTGCAAAATTCATAGGTTACAATGACAGGCATAATATTTCTAAATTATAAGCGTAAAGACTATTCAATAAACGTATTGCACTCTATTAAGCAAATAGGATGCGAATATGAATTATTGGAGGTTGAAATGTTTGGCATTGCAGCGGCTATCAATTACGGCTTTAAATATTTCTTTGAAGAGAAAGGATATGATAAAGTTGCTATATGTGCAAACGATATTATGATGCCTGTAGGGTGGCTAGATGCTATGGTTACGGCGGCGGATGCGATACCAGAAACGGGTACGAGTGCTATCTATTGCGTGGAGCATTTGCCTGCAGTTCAAAACATAAACGGCGTTAATGTGCATCCGGCGTGGGGTGTTTTCGGGTGTAGCTTAGTAACTAAAAAAGCATTCAATACAATAGGATACTTTAATACTGATCAAGACCCATACGGAATGCAGGATAGTGATTATTCTTATAGGTTACATAAAGCAGGCTTTTTGAATTATTACATACATGGCATGAATTCTACCCATGTAGGGGCAGACGTTGGCAATGGCTCTGAATATCGTAAAATGAAAGATGAAGGTTTAAATAAGGCTGGGGCGATTTATGGTAAGTGGTGCAGGATTTATGATAGCGGAAAACTTTACCTACCTTATGAGCAGGAGAATTACATAATCGAAATGAATCAGTATTATGAGCAATAAACAAACATTCATAAAGTACGAAAACGAATGGATGACTGTAAGGTCAGGATTTATTCGTGAATTGACAAATGAATGCAAAAGCGAGGTTGAGCGTATTTATAAAGAGGAGATTGATATTAACTGGCTTCCTAACAAATGGTGCAAAGCCTGTTACTTTGATGCCATTCGAAGATTAATTATTAAATTTGGACTATAATGCCACTACCGAATAAGAACGAAACGAAAAACGATTATCTGCAACGCTGCATGGGAAGTAGTGAAATGCAGCAGTATGATAAAGATCAAAGATATGCGCTTTGTAATTCGTATTGGAAAGAAGAGAAACTAAGGAATATATTCAGTAATAAACCAAAAACCATCTTTCATGATAGTAGCAACAAACAAAATTAAACCCAACCCGAAAAACCCTCGCACGATAAAAGACGAGCGGTTTGAGAAATTAAAGAAAAGCATTCAGGACTTCCCGGATATGCTTAACAAACGACCTTTGGTTTGCTTTACCGATACCGATGGCAAGTTTGTTGTATTAGGTGGTAATATGCGACTCAAAGCGGCAAAGGATTTAGGATTGAAAGAATTACCCATAATCCTTGCAGATGAATGGACTGAGGAACAAAAAGCTGAGTTTCTTATCAAAGATAACGTCGGCTTTGGTGAGTGGGATTGGAACGAATTGAATACCGATTGGGATACGGAACAGCTTAATGAATGGGGGTTGGAGGTGCCCAAGTTTGCTGAGCCTGTAGATTATTCAGATAAAAACGAAGAGATTGATATTGATGCTTTAGATACTGAAATGATAATTAAATTAAAATATACTGAAGATGAATATCAATTAGTAAGGGAGCAACTGAGTAAAATAGCTGCAACACCTGAACAGGCAGTATGGAAATTATTAGGCAATGAGTAAACATAGATTTAATTATAAGTGGTATTTAAAAGATGGCTATCCTAAAAGTCACGGGTTAAAAGTGTTCGGTACTTTTATTTGTGGAGGTGGCTCAACTATGGGTTATAAGTTAGCAGGGTTTGAACATTTAGGTGGTGTTGAAATAGACCCTGAAGTTGCAGATGTTTATAAAACTAATCACAATCCGAAATACTTATTTGTTGAAGATATAAGAGGTTTTGCAGATAGGAAAGAATTTCCTGAAGATTTATACAACCTTGATATTTTAGATGGTTCGCCTCCTTGCTCTTCATTTAGTATGGCAGGCAATAGAGAAAAGGATTGGGGCAAAACAAAAGTATTTAGGGAGGGGCAAGCAGAACAGCGATTAGATGATTTATTTTTTGATTACATTCGACTTGCAAAAAAATTACAGCCAAAAGTTGTTATAGCTGAAAATGTAAAAGGATTAATTCAAGGCAATGCAAAGGCATACGTTCACAGGATTAAAAAAGAATTTGAAGCTGCAGGATATAAAGTGCAATTATTTTTGCTTAATGCTGCAAGTATGGGAGTGCCTCAAAAAAGAGAAAGAGTATTTTTTATATGTCAAAGAAATGATTTAAATTTTCCTAAGTTAGAATTGAAGTTTAATGAGCAAGCAATACCTTTTGGAGTAATAGATGAAGGAATAAATATTGAAAGAGAAAATTTATCAAAAAGCTATACGGAAAAATGGTATAATACAAAAGAAGGAGAAAATCCAAAAGCAAAAAGTGGAAATACCTTTGGATTTATGTATAAAACATCTTTAATAGATGTATGTTCAACAATTACAAGCGGTGGCACAAACGCTTATTTTTTGCAACCAAAAGAATTAACTAAAAATGAATATTGTCAAATTGGAACATACCCACTTGATTACAACTTTAAAAAGATTGAGCCAAAATATTTAATCGGTATGTCAGTGCCTCCTGTAATGACTGCACAGGTAGCAACTGAAATTTATAATCAATGGTTAAAAACAGGGAAATAACAGGGATGCCAACACCTCCAGAACATAGTCAATTTAAGCCCGGCGAAAGCGGAAACCCGAACGGGCGACCTCGCAAGATTGTATCTTTGCTGAAGGATCAGGGGTATAAACTTTCAGAGATTAATGATACTTTGATGGCTTTGCTGTCGATGGATATGAATGAGCTGAAGGATGCTTTTGAAAATCCGAAAGCAACGGTATTAGAGAAGGCGGTTGCGGGTGCGATTAGGAAGAGCATCGAGAAGGGCAGCCTTTATAACATTGAAACGATAATCACGAGGGCAATGGGTAAGCCGAAGGAGCAGACGGAGCATTCGGGCGGGCAAACGATTAAAGTAGTTTATGAGCGAAATACAGGTCAGATTACCGGAGCTGCATCGGAATCAACAGAAAATTATTAACGAAGCTAAGCGCTTCAACGTGCTCAATTGCGGCCGTAGATTTGGCAAGTCGAAGTTGAGCGTTAATCTTTTGGTTGAGGGCGCATTAGAGGGCTATCCTGTAGGGTACTTTGCCCCGACATATAAACTATTAGAGGGTACGTTTAAAGAGTGCTATAACGCCTTAGAACAGGTAATAAAGCGAAAACATGATCAGCAGTTCATTGAATTGGTTACGGGCGGGATTATTGAGTTTTGGAGTTTGGACAACCCTAACGCTGGCAGGTCGAGAAAGTACAAGGTGGCTATTGTGGACGAGGCGGCATTTGTGAAAGACCTTTGGGAAGCGTGGACTCAATCGATACGACCGACGCTTACCGACTTAAAGGGCGGGGCGTGGTTTATGAGTACGCCAAAAGGGAAGAACGATTTTTACAAGTTGTGGATGCGTGGGCAGACGGGCGAAGAGGGATGGGCAAGCTGGCAGATGCCGACAAGCACAAACCCTTTTATTGATATTTCAGAGATTTATTCAGCTGAAAAGGATTTGCCGGCTTTGGCATTTAAGCAGGAATACCTTGCGGAGTTTAACGATAACGTGGCGAATCCCTTTGGCTTTCAGTTCATCAAGCAATGCACGATGCCTATGAGTACGGAGCCTGCGGTTTGTTACGGTGTGGATTTGGCGAAGTCATTTGACTGGACGGTGATTATTGGATTAGATAGATTCGGGCAGGTAAGCTATTTAGAGCGCTTTCAAAAGGATTGGAATATAACAAAGCAGATAGTAACGCAACTGCCAAAAGCACCGATTAAAGTAGATAGTACGGGCGTTGGCGACCCGATTGTTGAAGACCTGCAAAGGCAGCGGCCAAATGTATTTGGGTTTAAATATTCAGCAAGCTCAAAGCAGCAGTTAATGGAGGGTTTGCAATCAGCAATCCATCAAAGGAAGGTCGGCTTTCCTGAGGGTGTTATAACAAAGGAATTAGAAAGCTTTGAATATGAATACACTCGAACGGGTGTAAGGTTTAATGCGCCAACGGGTATGCATGATGATTGCGTGAATGCCTTAGCCTTAGCGTGGGCGCAATTTATGGAAAGGAAGCACGATGTAAAATATGTTTTTATATGACATGGAATGACTTAACGGTGGGGCAATATCAGAGGCTCTACGGAATATTAAAGCAAACGGACAAAACGAATCTGGATATCCTTACTGAGATTATATCAGTATGTGAGGGGTATGCTATTGATGAAATAGACAGCTGGCCGTTTAGTAAGTTAATTGAAAAGGAAAAGGAATATAAGTTTTTGGAGTCATTGGACTTTGATAAGACGGCAAAGAAGTATATCAATATCGGTAAAATACGATATAAGTTTGTCCATAAAATTCAGGACATACCCGCTGCAAGGTATATCGAGGCAAAGCACTTTTTAAAAGAGGACTTTATAGATAATCTTCACAGCTTAATGGCTTCATGTGTTATGCCTATGCGCAAAACGTGGCGTGGGTGGGTTGAGGAGAAGTACGATGCGAAGCTGCACAGCCATTATGCGAACGATTTAAGGCAGGCGAAGTTTGTGGAGGTTTATAATTGCACGCTTTTTTTTTGTCGATTATACGCGGAATTGATAAAAGGTTTGGAGCCTTATTTGACAAAGGAGCTGGCGAAGATAACGACGGCGGACAAGATAGCGGAAGTTCAAACAGCTTTGCGGTTAATTACGGATGGATTTACAGTACCGAGCAGGTAGCTGAATTGGAGCGGATTAGTTTGGATGCAGCCTATGATATGAATATAATGCAATACCTTAGCGATTTGGTTTACATAAAGGAAAAGCAAAAGAATGAGCGGCGAATGATGGAAGAGATTAAAAGAAATTACAAATGAGGTGGTTTTTATAGCAAGCATACATCCCCGGCTTATTCTTAGGCGGGGGTTTTGTTTTTTAGGTATTTATTAAAAGATATGCCAACAATAGCACAAGCACAAGCGAAATTAGGGGGGAGTACATTTACCGGAACCGGTATATCTAAAGGCGTGTTTATGCCTAAAGAGGATATTCCTTTAGCGTCTCAGATGGTAGCTGAATACGTGAAAGAATTTGAGAGCATGGTTGCAACAGAATTGGATCGGGTGGGGCGTGTGGATACTGGCGACCTTGCAAGCTCGATAAGTTATGAAACGACTGAAACGAGGAACGGGATAATAATTGAGGTCTTTGTAAATGATTATTACAAATTTGTTGATAAAGGTGTTAGGGGTGTGGGGCGTGGTAATATTAACACTACTTCGCCGTATAAATTTAGAACTTTAAACCCATCGAAAAGCCATCAAAATGCAATTCGCAAATGGTTAAAAAATAATGATGTAAAGTCAAGGGCAACGGATGTAAAGAAATACGGGGCGGTAGGTAGGGAGCAAAGGCAGCCTACGGATACGACATTAGCTTTCCTTGTTGCTCGGAAAATTAAAAGGGTGGGTTTACCTTACACGGGCTTTTGGGAGAAAAGCATTGATGCCGTGTTCAAAGACTTTGATGTGAAGATGTCGCAGGCTTTGGGTATTGATGTAAGGGTTAATTTAGAAAATATGGTAAAAGAGATTAAAAAGAAAAAATAATGGCAATTACTATTAAGAGCGCTCCACAAGCGTCTGGTTATGTATCCGCAAATGAAGATGTTTGGCACGTGGCAGATAGCACGAATAAAGCGGTTATAGGGTTTAAGTATCTTTTTGATATTTACAAGGGCGCTGAATTACTTACAAGGGTAACAAACAGCCCGTATGGCGATGATGGGTACGGCGTTATAAATGTCGGCAATATTGTGAGGTCGGCGGTGGCGGTGGATACGCTGGCGGATATAGATATGCAAAGCACTTATAATACATATTCGGTGTTAAATGCAGGCGCTGACTTTTGGTGGGGTGAGTACGATGTAAGGTATGGTGAGGTGTGTGGAACGACAACAACAACAAACGATGCTTCAGGAACTTATCGGGTTTATAATACATACAACAGGCACCCGCTTCACAAGGCAGGGGCGGCGCTAAGTAGCGGTACGGTGTATTTGACAAACCGACCGAATGAAAGTTATTTTTATGATGGTGAGCCTGTGATATTAAGTTTTAACGGAAAACGATTAGCGGCCGGCAATGAGTTTGATATATGTATTGCGGGCGGCGAAAATACGGTTACGGCTGTGGATGGCTTTCACTATTTCAGTGTAAATGGATTGGGTGGCGATGCCGATGTAGAGATTGAAACGAGTGGCACCGTGCTGGCTACAAAGAAACTAAAAAAACGATGTTCGAAATATACACCTTACACATTGATATTTTTGAACACCTACGGGGCTTGGGATAGTTTTACTTTTGTCAATGGCAATGTATTGACTGACAATCAAAAAAAGAAATTCGAGCAAAGCGAATGGAAGTTGAGCGGCTTTAATATGGTCAATAAAACGGGAAAGGTATTATATGAAGGGATGCGAACGTATGGCAGCGAGTTTAATACGAAGATGAAGCTTACAACGGATCTTTTAAATAGTGATGAATATATTTGGCTGTTCGAGTTAATCGTTTCTCCTTTGGTGTATTTATGGGATAAAACGGCAAACCTTTTCCATCCTGTGCAGATTACAGATAGCAATTATGAGATAAAGAACAGCTTGCAGAATAAGACGGAGACGCTCGATATTAATATAGATGTGTATAAACAAAATACTCAGTACCGATGATTTACGAACTATTTTTGGAGGGGCAATTAGTTGATATCCGGCAGGATTTAGGGATGCAGCTTAGTTACAATATTGATGACGTTAATAAGTACGGCAGCAGGGATACATCATTCAGCAAAACGATTGTTTTACCGGGTACGGCAAAGAACAATAAGATACTGGGTTTTGTGGGGGAGTTAGGGAGCAATAACCCATATTTGCCCGGCAATGAGAATATAGGCGTTAATTTCAACGTGGCGCAAACCACTAAGGCAGAACTAAGGGCGAACGGTCTTTTGCTTTTAAAGGGCGTTTTTAGGCTTACAGGGATTGTAAAGGAGCGGGACATGATAGAGTATGAGGGCAATCTATTTGGTGAGCTTGGCGGGTTTATTGCAGCCATTGGGGCAGATAAGTTAGAGGATTTAGATTTCAGCGAATATAATCACACGTACACACGGGATAACATTGTAAAAAGTTGGGGCGATACTGTTAAAACTAAGTTGATAACATTTACATCTTCATTAAAAAGAATAAGATACTCAGGTATAAATGATTCATCTTTATATGTAGCTGGTCAAACAATAACTATATCAGGGTCTGTTAGTAATAACGGAGTTTATACAATAGTATCTGCAAGTTATAGTCTTTTTACTGGCAATACTATTATTGTTCAGGAATCTATTGTAAATGAAACGGTAACTTGTCAAATAACTATTCCGGGTACAGGCGGATACTATTACCCATTGATTGATTATGGCACCTACTCAACACCTGAGAAAAACCCCGGCAGGGTAAAAGTTGATTATGATTACAGGACATTCCGCCCGGCGTTATTTGTGAAAGAGTATATTGATAAGATGTTTGAGCCGAGCGGTTACACTTATGAAAGCAGTTTTTTTGATAGTGCATTTTTTAAGAAGTTAATAGTACCTAATAATTCAAAAGAATTAAAATCATTATTTACAGACTTGTTAGATGTTTCAAGAAGTAGATATGATTTTGTATTTAATACCGAAACTCAAACTGCTTTAGATTTTAACATTGAAAATTTAAAAAGAAGTTTTAATGATGATGGCAATCCAAATTATACATACACTGGATCTCAATCTAAATTAAAATTTAATTATAAATTTTCCGGACGTGTAAGATGGTATTCGGTATCTTTTAGAGCTAACAGATATCTTTATATAAGATTATTTAAAAATTCAACTTTAATAAAACAATATTCTTTTGATAGCAATAGCGGGTTATTTTTTAATTATAGTATTGAGGATTCAATTGAAATTGACTTTAATACAAATGATACTTTTTATTTTGATGTTTATTATAGGAGCATTGATATTGGAGATTATTATTTAGATTTTAATTATTTACGTGTTAATTCAACTAATCCAATACTTACTGATGCTATATTAAACGAAAATATTTTAATTAAATATAGCATCCCTCGTAACATCCTGCAAAAAGATTTCTTTGTATGGATTATGAAAATGTTTAATTTGTACATCACTGAAGATAAGGTAAAGGAAAAACATTTATTAATTGAGCCGTATGTAGATTATTACGACTTATCGGAGTCAAAGGATTGGACTTATAAAGTTGCAAGGGATAAGGCGTGGAATATTAAACCTATGGGAATGTTGATTGGAAGATTATTTGAGTATAAGTACAAAGATGATAACGACTTTTACAATGAAGGCTACAAAAAGAAATACAACATTCCGTATGGTTCACGCTTAGAAGATACATCTTTCCAATTTGCAAAGGATAAGCAAACGATTGAAATAGGATTTTCGCCGTCCGTGTTAATCCAATATCAGGGGACTGATAAGGTAGTAACTGCCATTTACAAAAAGTCGTCGGGTAATGCAGTGGATCAGGAAGAGCGGATGGATAGCAATATCAGGATAATGATGGCAAAGAAAATGACGGGGGTTACAAGTTGGTATATCCGCAATAACGATGCCGATCCTGCAAGTGCTAACTTAGGCGCTGCCTTAACGGTTTACGGATATGCTGGTCATTTTGACGACCCTGTGAACCCTACAAAGGATATAAATTTCGGGGCGGCTTCTGAGATTTATTTTGACCCTGTTACATATCCATCAACTAATTTATTCAATGATTACTGGAGCGGATACATTGCTGAGATAGCGGACAAAGATAGCAAGCTATTGACGTGTCATGTTTACCTTACTGATTTAGATATAGCGCAACTTGATTTCAGCAAACCTGTATTTATTGATGGGGTGTTATGGCGGATAAATAAGGTAATGGATTACGATGCAACGAGCGGCGAATTAACAAAAGTTGAACTATTAAAAGTTATAAATAATGGCTAAGCAGGAAGTAGGTTTAAAGATAGATGTTGATGTATCGTCGGTGGGCAATATGAAGCAGCAACTAAGGGCCGCAACGAATGAGCTGGTGGCAATGAATGAGAAATTTGGCAGCACGTCAAAGGAAGCCGTAGCAGCGGCTCAAAGGGTGGCGGGGCTTAAGGATGCTATTGGCGATGCTAAGGCGCTGGCAGAAACATTCAATCCGGATAAGAAGTTTGTAGCGTTGGGTGGGGCGGTGCAGGGTGCAGCAGCGGGCTTTTCCGCTTTGCAGGGTGCGATGGGTTTATTTGGAGCTGAGAGTAAGGAAGTAGAGCAAATGCTTTTAAAGGTACAATCCGCGATGGCATTGCAGCAAGGGATTAGTGGAATAGCAAATGCGATGGATTCCTTTAAACTATTAGCAGGTCAAATAGCCACTTCAAGTTTTGCATTAAAAGCAAATGCAGTAGCTACAAATTTGGCATCTGGCGCAATGAAGCTGTTTGGTGTATCGGTTGCAACAACATCGAATGCTTTTAGGGTTTTAAAAGGTGCAATTATTGCTACCGGTATCGGTGCGTTAATTGTAATTGTAGGCGAACTTGTTAATGTTTTAATGGATGTAGCTGATTCATCTGATGAAGCTGCAGCGGCTCAAAAGCGATTAGAGAAAGCTCAAAAAGATGCTGCCGATGCTATTGAGTTGCAAAACAAAATGCTTGAGGGTCAAATTGACCTTGCTAAAAGAAATACAGATTTAGCTGTTAATCGTGCAAAGGCCACAGGAGCGAGTGAGGAAGAGATAACAAAATTAACACGCGATGGGATATTAAAACGCCAAAAACTACTTAAAGATGATTTAGAACAAAGGGGAACTAATGATGCACAATATTTTGAAAAACTAAAAGAATTTAGTAAAGTAAATAATGAGCTTGAAGATTTTGATTTAAATAATCAAATTAAAAGAAGGGAGAAATTAGATGCAGATAGAGAAAAACGTATTGCAAAAGATTCTGAAAAAGCAAAAAAGAAAAAAGAGGAAGTCGAAGCCGAAAAAAAGCGCCTTGCTGAATTGCAAAAAAATACAGAAGAGTTTTTAAAACAAAATGCAAAACGTACAAAAGAATTACAAGACCAATTAAGGCTTTCAGCAATAACAGATGAAAAGGAGAAAGCAAAGGTTGAGAATCAAATTAAATTTCAAAATGAATTAGATGCTGAAACGGAAAGATTTAAGGCGGGAGAATTAAGACTTGAGCAATATTTATTAAACCTTGCATTGATTAGGCAAAGATATGCTAATGATCAAAAGGCAAAAGATGAAGAAGATAAAAATGCTGAATTAACAAAACAATCCGAAAAGTTATTAAAGGATGCCGAAAATGATGCACTTTCTTTTGAGGAAAGATTAGCAAAAATACAGGAGCGTCAGGCGTTAGAAAATCAAATTGTTTTTGCATCTGAGGAAGATCGTAAAAAGTTTATTGCTGAAAATGAAAAGGCAATTACGGATATTAAACTTTTAGAAGGTCAGGTAAGAACGGCTAATGCACAATTTGCGGCTGATCAGCTTTCTGCCATTGCTGCCATTGCGGGTCAGGATACAGCGGCGGGTAAGGCTTTGAGTGTGGCGGCTGCAACTATATCTACATATTTATCTGCACAAAAAGCGTATGAATCGCAATTTAAACCTGTTGCGATTGTTGATAGTCCGATACGTGGTGCTATTGCAGCGGGTGTAGCCATTGCTACGGGTATTGCTAATGTTCGTAAAATATTATCGGTTCAGGTACCCGGCGGGCGTGGTGGTGGCGGTGGCGCTGGCATTTCAACAGCCGCACCTGTTGCTCCTCAACTTTCCCCACAGGTTACAGCCACACAGGTAAATACGGCGGCGGTCAATCAATTAGGCAATCAGGCAACAAGGGCGTATGTTTTGAATAGCGACATTCAGAACAACGATCAAAGAAATGCGTATATAAATAGAAATGCATCAATAGGAAATCCTTAAATTTACATAAATGGAAAAGATACTACCAGTATATAAACTGACAATAAAAGAAGATATTGAGAGCGGCGTTGAGGTCGATGCCGTTGCCTTAGTTGATGTGCCTGCTATTGGTGTTGGCTTTTACGCTTTTAACGAACAGCAATTTGAAAGTTATAGCGATTATCCTAAGCAAGCGAGTGAAAACGCAAAGGTAGCTTTGAGATGGGCTGAAGAGAATGGGTGGGGTGATTGCGGTACGGCGGTCGGAAAAAAAAGAGCTAACGATTTGGCAGACGGTAGACCTTTGTCGAGGGATACGATTGCACGTATGGCAGCATTTGAAAGGCATAGGCAAAACTCAGATAAAGAGCTTGGCGATGGCTGTGGGCGGCTTATGTGGTTAGCGTGGGGCGGTGATGCGGGTGTTGAATGGGCGCAAAGAAAACTTGAGCAAATAGATAGGGAAAAGATGCAAGCCTTTGCAGTTGTAAATGAAGAGGAGCGAATTGTAGTTGGTCCCGCAATGATACCCGATAAAAAGATATTTAGGCGTGATGAAGATGGCACAGAATACGAGGTGTTTTTTACAAAAGAAACAATCCGTATCATTGCCGAAAAGTTTTTTAAAAAGGGATTCCAGACAAACGGTAACGAAATGCACAATAGCGCAAAGCCTGTGGATTTGGTTTTCTTTCAGTCATGGATAGCAGATGAAAGTAAAGGCATTCCTAAAATGAAGCAGTTTGAAAGCCTGCCCGATGGCACGTGGTTTTTAGGCGCAAAGATTAACGCTGAAGAATCATGGGCAAAGGTAAAGGATGGCACCTTTAAAGGATTCAGCGTGGAGGGTATGTTTGATATGATGCCTATTAAAATGTCAATGAAGATGTCAGAGGAAGCGGCGGCAAAGTTAGTCGTTAATCAGTTAAAAGAACTTTTGCAAAATGTCAGCTAATTTACAGGCGATACCATTAGGGCTTATAGGTGTAAAGCCTTATATTGAGTTTGTAGTTGAAAAGGGTTTTTCTGTTATGGAGCCTGACGATACTACATTGCAAGATGATGCTTTTTCGAGTGCGCCCTCGGTTTATATTGATGGGCTGCTATTGACTTATTTGGCGCTTAATAGCAGAAGGTATGTGAGTTATGACCCATCCACGAAAACAATAACTTTAAATAATGCAGGTGTAAATGAAGGTGAGGTCGTTCAAATATTTTTATAATCAAACCAATCAACAAAATGAAAATCTTAGTTTTAACGCAATCCTTCAGCGGTTGTGGGTACCACAGGCTTATGCTTCCTGTTTCTTTAATGGCAAAGGATAAAGCACGAATAACGGATGTTTTTCCTGAAGATTTTGACTACGACATTGTGAACATTAACAGGCTATGGCCTAAAGATGATTTAATAGAGCTTCGCAAAAAGCACGGGTTTAAATTAGTTGTCGATGTCGATGATTTTTGGATTTTAGATAATTGGCATTTGGACTTTGATACCTACAATCAACATAATGTCGATTCAAGAATAATAAAGCACATACGGGAAGCGGACTTAGTTACCTGCACCCATGAGCGGTTGGCGGAAAGGGTTTACCCTCATAATAAAAATGTTGAGATATTACCGAATGCAATACCCTACGGCCAAAATCAATTTACAAGCGAACGCAATGACTCTGATTTGGTAAGGTTGTTTTGGGCGGGTGGCATTTCGCATGAGCAGGATTTGAAAATACTTAAGCCTGTAATGAAGCGGCTATTGAATAGCGATTTAAAAGATAAGGTGCAAACGGTTGTTGGCGGTTATTCAGATAGCAATATAACGGAGCAAACTATTTGGAAAAAGATGGTAAGCTACTTTACGGCGGATGCGCTTTTACCAAATATGGCTTATAGGGGTTTGCCTGTGTTTGAGTATTATCAAATGTATTTAGAGAGCGATATTAAACTAATCCCTTTGCGAAAAAGTACCTTCAACGGGTATAAATCAAACCTAAAGATATTAGAAGCGGCGGGAAAGGGTATACCTGTGATTGTTTCAAAGGTTAATCCTTATTTGGGCTTCCCTGAAGATGTAGTGTATTATGAGAACTGGGATAAAAATATTAGGGCGCTGGTTGAGGATAAGGATTTAAGAGAGGGCAAAGGCAAAGAACTTTTTGAATATTGCCATAAACATTTTAATTTTGATGCAATCAATACCCGCCGCAAAGATTTGTTTAAAAGTTTGTGTTCATAGTTTTTTAGTTTAGGTTAAGAAATACCCCTGCTTTTCTAAGTGGGGGTTTTTTATATCTTATTAATTTTCAATTAGTTACAAAGCAAAATATCCATAAATATATGTATTGGTATTTATTTGCATGAACCCAATCGAATTATTACAAAAAGTCAAAGCGCTGGTTTTCGAGGAAACCATGCCTGAGAAAAAAGATGAAAAGGAGATGGCTATGCCTGAACCTGAAAAAAAAGAATTTGGCGGTTATATGCTTAAAGATGGCACTGAGGTTTACATTGATAAATTAGAGGTTGGTGGTGTTGTTTCTGTTGAAAAGGAAACAATGGCGCCCGCTCCTGTTGGAGAACATGAGCTTGCAGATGGTACGGTAATCGTACTCGGAGAGGGTGGTGTTATCAGTGAAATCAAACCCGCTGCAGCCGTTGAGCCTGAAGCACCAGCTGCTGAAGATTTAGGCAAAAAGTACGAAGAGAAATTCTCTGCTTATGATGCCAAATTTTCTGCATTGGAAAATGAAAACGCAAACCTTAAAGCAGCCTTCGCAAAGTCTGAAGATGCTATCAAAGGTCTGTTTGAGTTAGTTGAGAAACTTGTAAAAGAACCTACAACCGAACCCAGCGAGCCTGTGAAAAGCGGTTTTAAATTCGGTAAGCAAGTGGATAACAAAGAAGAAAAATTAAATAGTCTTATTAACCTTTTTAAACAATAAATAGAAATGGCGTATAATGTAACGGGCTTAGCCGCATATACTAAGCAAAACGTAGATCTGCTGGTTAAGAACTCAGTTTTCGAAGCCCGCACACAAAAGGAAATCCTTGCACTCGGTAACGTTCGTGTAGGTGTAAAATCTTCTGAAGCTATTGGCAGAATGGATACTGATGTATTCTTTCAAGATGATAGCGCTTGTGGATTTAACGCTTCAGGAACTACTACCTTCACTCAACGTTCTTTGACTGTCGGCAAAGTGAAAGTAAACGAAATCCTTTGCGATAAGGACTTAGAACCTTATTACCTTCAACAATCTTTAAAGGCCGGGGGTGAGTACACTACTGCTGCATTCGCTGCTGACTACTCAGATCAAAAAGCGAAGAAAATAGCTGAAGCTCTTGAGGTTGCTTTGTGGACTGCTAACAGCACAGGAAGTGCAGGATCTAACGGGCTTTTAAACAAGTTTGATGGTATCAAAACTTTAGTAACTGCTGGTGGTGGATCGGTTGTAAATGCAAACACAACTGGATTCTACGGTACGCCTGCAACAGGGATAACTTCTACAACAATTGCAAAGAACGCAATCAATGCAGTTATAAAAGGGTTGCCTGCTAAAATCAAAGGTAAAGATGATGTTCGTATATTCTGCGGATGGGATGTATTCGCTTATTTAATTCAGGCTTATGTGGATGCTAACTTGTTCCACTTTGCACCTGATGCGAAGATTGATGATAACAGCGCTGCATTTACCGTTCCGGGTACATCTTATAAAGTAATCCCTGTTCACGGTTTAGACGGCACTGATGACATCTACGCTTTCAGAATGTCTAACATCTTCTTAGGTACTGACTTACTCGATGAAGAAAATAAGTTCTGGATTCGTTGGTCTGAAGATGATGAGAACATCAAATTCACAGCCCGCATGAAGATAGGTGTACAATTCGCCTTTGTTGATGAGATTGTGAAGTTCGAAGCCTAATTTATAAGGGGGTGTAAAAACCCCCTTTCACTTATAAAAATTTAATACAATGCCTTGCGCACTTACATCAGGTTATACATTAGACTGTAAAGACAGCTCGGGCGGTTTAGTTGAAATATACTTTATAGAAAAAGGTAATGTTTCATCTATTGCCGAAGCGAGTGGAGTTGTAACAGGTCTTACAAAAGCATCTGGTAAAAGATTTTGGAAGTACGAACTTCCCAAAGAAACTGGATCATTAACAGAAACAATGACAGGTAACGTTCAAAACGGAACCGTGTTTTATGCTTCTGAGTTGAAATTAGTAGTTAATAAATTAAACGTTGCAGTACGCAATGAAATTAAATTGTTAGCGCAAAACGTACTTATTGCAGTTGCAAAAGATAATAACGGCAAATATTGGTTAGTAGGTCGCACTCGTGGCGTTGACTTCACAACGGGCACACTCGGAACGGGTACTGCTTTCGGAGATAGAAGCGGCTTTGACCTTACCTTTGCAGGTAGTGAGCCTGAGCCGATGCTTGAGGTTAATAGCACCGTAGCCAGTGCACTTGAAACCGCAGGATAGTTTGTTTTGTTGATTGGTTTGATTTTGAGCCCTGCCCTTCCGGGCGGGGTTTTTGTTTTAAGGTATTTATAAATAGATATGTTTAAATTTATAAAAGGAACGACGGCGACAATCATTTGCACTCTTAAGGAGAAGCAGACTATTGATTCGCCTTATTATTTGTTTGTCTTTACAAATAGAGGCACGAATGATACAGTTACTCTTATAAAGGATTATCTGCATGATGTATCTACAAATAAAGAGCGCTGGAATGAGTTTACTATCCCGGTTAATACGTATTTTGCAGATTATAAAGAGGGGTGGTGGCGTTACGATATTTATGAGCAAACAAGCTCAACGAATGTAAACCCTACGGGGTTGGGGTTATTAGAAAGCGGATTGATGTTTTTAGATGACAATACGAATATAAGTTACACGCAATATTCACAGGACGTTAAATTCAAAATGTACGATGCATCCTAATATAAGTTTTATAAAGTTCGCAGATGTGAAGCTGCCTATGATGGTTGAGCTTCCCGGCAAAGGTTACGTTCAATTCGGTGAGGATAATCTTTATCCTAATCAGTTACTTGAGAAGCTTAATAAAAGCAGTAAGCATAACGGTATTGTATTGGGTAAGGTTAATTACATCATAGGTAATGGCATATCTTATAAAGATGATAGTACAAAGGAATTAGTACCCAATAAGAATGAAACCATAAATGATTTACTCAAAAAGTTTTCTACTGATATTGAGATTTTTGGCGGTGTTTATATTGAGCTTCATTATAACGCTTTGGGCAATGTTGGCGCAGTGTATCATATTCCTTACCATAAAGTACGTACAAATAAGGACAATACGCAATACTTTATAAAGGACTGGACGCAATCAACACGCACACAGCCTGAGATTGTGGCGGCTTACAATCCGGCGGTGAATGAAGGTAAGCAGATTTTGTTTTATAAGGAATACAGACCGGGATTAGAAACCTATTCATATCCCAATTATATCGGCGCATTGAATTGGATTGAGGTTGATATTGAGCTTTCTAAGTACCATTTAAGCACTATCAAAAATGGTATGTTTAGCAGCAAGTTGATAAATTTCAATGAGGGTAAGCCTTCGCCTGAAGAGCAGCAAGTTGTTGAAACGAAATTCAAAAAGAAATTTACGGGGAGCGAAAATGCG